TAAAGAGACGTGATGCGTATACAGACGGTGTGTGGAATAAGCTATGGGACGATGGTCAGTTGATAGTGGACCACATTGTACCCAGACGATTGCTTGAAGGGGAAGCTCAGTATGACATGGAGAACCTATGGTTGCTCGATAGGAGAACACATAACCGCAAGAGTGGGTATGAACGTAAATTACCTGATGAGAAGCTTAGAACAATGACCAAGGATGATTGGGTTAAAATACTCAGGAGAATGCCAAAGGATAATCAGAAGAAGTGAGATAGGATGCTTCGAGGTACGATAGGCCAACCATTTTTGTTATCGGCTGTCGTAATAACAGTGTAAGAAGTTGCCAGTGATTTTTGTTATCGGTTGACGTAATAATAATGAAGATATGGGAGAGTCGAAGGTTGCTCCGGTGATTATTGATTTTGTATTTGTTTTATATTGAAAATGAATTACAAGGTTTTAATAAAAGTCCGACAAACCCCGCCCCCATAGTCTTTTAAGAAATAGCCGAATATACGAAACTGGGCTCTCTTTCACACACTGCACATTGGAAATGGTTTTATTTGGCCTAATCTCCCCCGTTTAAGACTTATAAACCTTGTCATATACGCTTTTCCTCTTTCTCGTAGACAGTAATTTTTGTTCAATATGTGTGCAGTACAATTTCCTGTGGCCTTATGTGCTAAGTGTTAAATCACTGGTACATAGGGCTTTTTTTAATACCCTTAAACGTAATAAAAGTAACCCATACGAAGGATGTGATTATATGAAACCTATTAAACTAACAACTGATGAATCAGACCGCAAAGACCAAAGAGAGCGTACAGAGGCCCTTATGAAAGCAAATGAAGGCATGGAGAAGCTCCCTGAGAGAGCACCTCGTTACATAGAAGGCCAAGCAAGATACCTATGGAGCGCCCTTGTGCCAATCCTAAACGAGACAGGATATGTAACCATTCAGGACAAATCAATTGTTGAGGCGCTTGTCATGAATTACCAGGTGGCCAGAGAGAGTTATGAGCTCATCAAGAAGCACGGTTCCACCTATGAGACGATGGGAACCTCTGGGTCTGTTGTCCTAAAGAAGAATCCGGCCGTTGATAACTTGAACAATGCCACAGCAAAGATTAAGAGCCTGTCAGCAGACTTAGGATTGAGTCCAGCCAGCCGTGCTCAACTGATTGCTCTAGCACCTGAAGACGATAACGGTGAACTGGACCTCGCAGATTACTTTGGTGGAGGTAACTAAGCCATGTATGATGAACTCAAGAAGACCTATGAGAATGACCTAGTATTCCAGTATGCCATCGGTGTTCAAGAAGGCTCCATCATAGCCGGTCGGAAAATCAAGCAAGCAACGAAGCGCCATTTGCTGGACCTAGAACGCCAAGGCAATGAAGATTTTCCGTTCACATATGACCCAGCTGAAACTGAGAAGATTATAAAGTTTGCACGACTGCTTAAAGATGTCTCATCAGGAGAGCCGTTTGAACCAAGTCCATTTCAGCAATTTATCTTAGGCATGATACAGGGTTGGCGTTATCCAGACACAGGTGGCGCAAGATTTAAGAACATCTTTATATCGATGGCACGAACCAATGGTAAGACACAACTTACCGCAACATACTCGTTGTTCTCATTCCTGTTTGGCTTCCCAAGAGTTAACCGACAATTGTCCGTTAGCAGTATCGATATAAGCCACACAAAGCCACTCTATAAGTACATGACGTACAACTGGGGTATCCTATCTGATACGGTGTTCAAGAAGATGTCAAAGGACCTTGGGATTGATTATAACCAGAATGAGCTTCGTATTGAGAAGACAGCGACATCCATGAAGCGTCTATCAGCCCAGGGTTCTGATTCCGATGGAGACCATTACACCACAGGTATCGTTGATGAGTACCACCTGTTTGGTCAAGGTGAGCGTGGATTCATCAATGCGATGACTTCAGGCATGGTTAATAACCCAAACGCCCAGATGTTTTATATCTCAACAGCTGGTTACAATCCTAACGTACCTATGTTTGAGGATTATCAACGATTAACACAGGCACTTGAAGCCGGTGATTACAGTAAGATTGAACGTGACCTGATTCTGATATGGGAACAGGATTCTGTCGATGAGGCATATGACCCAGACACCTGGCAGAAATCAAATCCACTTATGGAATTACCTGATATGCGCAAGAACCTGACAGAGGGATTGTTGGTTGAAAGAGAAGCCAAATCAGCTCAAGGTAAACTATCAGACTTTTTGGTAAAGAATATGAACCTATGGCAGAACGCCAAGGAGAATCGATACCTGGACCTCAATCAGATAACAGGGGCCGTGATACCTGAGTTTGATATGTATGGCAAAAGCGTTTATATCGGATTCGACTACTCACAGAAGAACGATGACACGTCTTTAGCCTTTGTATTTCCCTATGAGCGCAATGGTGAGCAGGTTTACCACTTGTATCAACACAGTTGGGTCCCTACGGCTCATGCAGGTTCGATAGAGGCCAAGGAACAGCGTGATGGTATCAATTATCGTAAGGTTGAAGAAGATGGCTTTGCGACAATCACAAGGGACGTTGATGGCCTGATAGACGAGGACGAGGTGTTCAATTGGATGCTGAGCTTCGTAGAGCGCTATGATTTAACCGTGGAGGCCTTCTTATACGACTCATGGCAAACAGGACGCTTCATAAGGCGCCTTGATGAGATACGCAATGAGTGGCTCATTATTCCATTAAGGCAAGGAATCAAGTCCTTATCAGAGCCAACCAAGTTCCTTCAGCATCTGTTTATCAAGGGTAGAGTAACGATGTTACAGGACCAGGCGCTCCAGCAGGGCCTATTGAATGCGGTTGTGGTATCAGATAACAATGGTATAAAAATTGATAAGAACGTCAATTCCCAAAAGATTGATACGGTTGATGCTGTGGTTGATGCTATGGCAGAAGCGATGTATCACTTTGAGGATTATACGTTGGCGGAAGAACCTAAGAAGAAAAATTTCATGGATGGTTGGTCAGCTGAACAAGTAAACGAGTATTACATGAATCTCACGTTTTAACTGTTGACTACAAATGTATTCACTCTTATAATTAAGTCCATAGTCCAACGGATATACGAAAGGGCAAGGAAAGTATTATGACAACGTTAACTGTTCGTTTAAATGATGAGCAACATAACTTAATAAAGGAATCTGCTGAATTTCATGGTGAGACGTTGGCTGACTTTATTCGAGAAACTTTAATGAGTCGTATCGAAGACGAGTTAGACTATGCGCAAGGTATTGCTGTCTTGAATGAAAATAATGCTACCGTGTCACGTGATGAAGTTTTGAAGCAGATTATGGGTGAATAAAATGTTTCAATGGCAATTTGACGAGAAGGCCTTAAAAAACTTTAAGAAGCTGGATAAGTCAGTTCAAGTTAGAGTTTTGAAGTGGCTTGATGAGAACATACAGAATACAGATGACCCACGACTGCAAGGGAAGGCTTTAAAGGGTAACTTTAAGACCCTTTGGAGATACCGAGTTGGTGGTTATAGAATCATCGCAGACATCAGAGATGAGATGTTAACTGTATTAGTTCTGCAAGTTGCCAAGCGTGGTGATGTTTACAAGAAATAGCTATAAGAAGACCTGGCCTTAATTGGCTGGGTCTTTTTTTTGTTATCTCTTAGCGTAATAACATTGTAAATACATGACAAAAATTTCATATATCAAAAGAAAGGAGAGCAATATGGTTAAATACATTCCACTGATTTTGCTGTTAATGGGCTTCGTTACCTTTGCAGTAGCGATGTTCCTATGGAGCTTGATTGCTGGGCTGATTGTAACAGGTATTCAGCTTATAACGTTGGGCTTTTTTACCGGCGTGGCTTTGCATGGTGACAACCGATGAACATTTTAAACAGTATTTTTAATCCGGGTGGTGAGACACGCTCAAGCCAATCAATTGGTACTGGTAACTTGGCGCCGTTTATCATCACTGGTAATTCTTTGAAGCCGGCTGAGTTGGTTAGTGCAGACGTTGCCTTAAAGAACAGTGATTTGTACGCTGTCACAAGCTTAATCAGTTCAGACATCGCAGGTGCGCCCTTTAAGGGTAATTCACCCTTTATCGATTTGCTTAACCAACCAAGTAAAAAGGTTGCTTCGTATAACCACTGGCAGACCTACCTACTTAACGTGTTGTTAAACGGTAATGGAATCATGCTTATCAAACGTAAACCAGACGGCACCCCAGTTGAATTGATTAACGTACCTACATCATCAGTTGTTATCGACTTAGACGATGTAACAGGTGAAATCACATATAAGGTTAATTCCTTTGCAGGGTTACAAGGTGGTACGTATTCTGCTTCTGACATTATTCATACACGCATTATGGCTTACGGGTCTAATCCGTTGGACAACTTGCTGGGCCACAGCCCACTGGAGAGCTTATCAACAGAGTTGCAACAACAAGCTGTATCGAACCGATTGAGTTTGGCAACCATTCGTAACGCAATCAATCCAGCAACGGTATTGAAGCTACCAGAAGCGGGACAGATGACCGATGAGGCCAAAGAGGCTGTCCGTAAGTCGTTTGAATCAGCTAACTCTGGTGATAACTCAGGACGCACAATCATCTTAGATGAGACGGCCAACCTAAGCTCAATCAGTATTAACGCAGATGTTGCCAAGTATCTCAGTCAATTGGATTGGGGACGCACCCAGATTGCAAAAGCGTTCGGGATTCCCGATTCATACCTCAACGGTTCTGGTGACCAACAAAGCTCCCTGCCCATGATTTCAGCGTTATATGTTAACGGGTTGAATAAGTACGTCGAACCAATGCTAAGTGAGTTAAACATGAAGTTGGGTGGCGGTATAAATATCGACATGCAATCCATTACTGATTATGGTAACCAACAGCTTACGAGCAACCTAATTAACTTGGTTGACAAGGGTATCGTTGGGACATCAGAAGCTCATGCCATTCTCCAATCGAAGGGGGTGATATAGCATGACAGAATACAGAGCAGTTGAATTGGACATCGGTGAGCTAAGAGCCAGCCAAGATGATAACAGTATCGGTCAAATTGCAGGATATGCCATTGTTTGGGACACTCCAAGTACCAACCTACCGTTTACAGAGATTATCTCAAAGGGTGCTTTGAACGGTGTGAACTTATCTGATGTGTTGGCACTATACAATCACGATTTTGCTAATGTGCTTGGTCGGGTTGACGCAGGTACTTTGAAGCTAAACGTAGATGACCACGGATTACATTTTGTACTTGATATTCCAGATACGACACTTGGACACGATGTGTATACCAACATCAAGAATGGTAACCTCAAAGGTCTGTCCTTCCGATTCACGATTGCTAACGGTGGTGAACAATGGAAGCAAATTAACGGACAGCCAACACGGGTTATCTCAAAGATTGCCACAATGCGTGAAATCAGCTTGGTCAGTGTGCCAGCTTATGATGACACCAGTGTTGAAGTGACCCGAAGTTTTAAGGAGTTCACGAAGGCTCAACAGTATAAGGGTAAGGTACTCGCAACCTTACCTACCTACGAAATCGACATCGGTTAGCTGGTGCCGGTTTTTTATTGCATACGAAAGGAAACAAAACATGGAACGACTAAACAAGTTGGGTGAAGAGTTGGCGGAGAAGAAGTCAGCTTTGAACTCAAAGATTGAAATTGTCCGTGCCAGTGCAGAAGATGACGCTACTGACGTAGCTGATGTTCAATCTGGTATGGAAGAAGTAAAGCAACTCAAGGCCGACATTGAAGCCTTGTCAGCTCAAATTGAAACACTTAACGAGGCATTGGACTTGGAGCCAGAAACTGAGCCAGAAGCACCTGAAGAGGACGCTAAGGAGCCAGCAGAAGACGCTAAGCCAGAAGTTCGTGACGGGGAAGATGACATTGAAATCCCAGACGAACCAGCAGACGAAGAGATTAACTCAGCAGAAGAAGTGCGCTCAGCATTGAAAGGAAACGATAACATGGAAGCAATTATTGGAAAGCAAAACTCAGCATTCGAGGACTTTTTGAAGTCAGGTGAAGTAAGAGACGGGCTAACGACTGTAGAAGGTGGCGTTGTAATCCCTAAGGAAATTTTGGACATTCAAAAGGTTCCAAATGACCCTACACAATTGTCAGCATACGCTAACCGTGTGGCTGTTACGTCAGGTGTTGGTGTATTGCCAGTCTTGGCTAAGAACACAGCACGCTTGGTATCAGCGCCAGAATTGAAGGAAAACCCAGAGTTGGCTACGTTGAACTTGAAGGAAGTTGATTACAAGGCCATCACTTACCGTGGTGTGTTGCCAGTATCAATGGAAATGCTACAGGACGCACCTGAAATTGAAGCAGTTGTATCAGAATACGTTGCAGAAGCTAAGGCATTGACTGAGCAAGCTAAGATTGGTGAAGTTTTGCAAAAGGCTACTGCGGTTGCTGTATCAGACGTTGATGGTATCAAGGACGCTTTCAACACGGGATTGTCAAACTACAACCGTATGTTCGTTGTATCTGAGACCTTCTTTGCTGAAATCGATAAGGTAAAGGACGCAGACGGACGTTACTTGCTACAAGATTCAATCACTGCTCCATCAGGTAAGTCATTGCTTGGTGCACCAGTTGTTATCGTACCTGATACGGTATTGGGTGTTGCTGGTGAAGCACATGCCTTTGTTGGTGATGTAAAGGCCTTTGCAGTTGAAGCATTGCGTTCAGATATTTCGGTAGCTTGGGTTGATGATGATTATTTCGGAAAGAAGTTGGCTGTAGCATTGCGTGCTGATTTCCAAGTGGCTGACGAAGAGGCAGGTAAGTTCTTGACGTTTGCCCCAGCTAAGGCACCAGCACCAGCAAAGTAAGCTAATAAATAACACTTTTACGACAGGTTACGTAGTCAATCAGCAACACGTAATGCTGTGAGTACCGCCATAGAATGACAACAGTACAGGGTTAATTCCTTGGGCGGTTAATTAACAACAAACAATGGAAGGAGGCCACGCATGGCACTTATTACAGCAGAAAGTTTAGCAGATGAATTACATATTGATTCAAGCCCCGTTGAGATTGCTACGTTAAGCGCATTGATTAAAGATGCCAGTGCAATTATTCGTGGCTCAATCAGTCATGACCTAACGGAAGAAGCTGTTATCACAGTGGCCTCCGAGCAGTTTAATCGTCTGGTTGGTTCCGTAGCGACATCGTTGTATTACGATAGGGCTTTATCAAATGGTTTCAGTCATGGTCAGATGATTATCTTGCAACAATTAACTGGAATCGTTAAAGGAGGTGCTTAATGGCAACGTTTAAACCCTCTGATTTCAACAGGAAGGCAGACTTCGGTACAGTCGAATCAAAGCAGAACCCCAATAATGGCTCAATCAAAAAGAGCTTCGTTAAGCAATTCAGCTTATGGTACGCACCTAAGACCCGCACGTTAAACCAACAGTATCAGATTCAAGGTACTGCACTGGATAACACCAAGGTCATCGTGGTACGCCATAACACAGCTTTGGAAGGTATCAAGGTTGCTCAGATTGACGGCGTGATGTATGACATTGTGCAATACTCACCAGATGAAAGTAATGCCATTATTGCGTATGACTTCGTAACTCTAAAGCGGAGGACATAGGTATGGCAGAACAATCGTTAGAGGACATTTTGAACGCCTTTATTGAAGACGCTGAAGCAGTATCAACACATATGACGGTTGAGGATAAGGCTAAGGTTACTAAGGCAGGGGCTGATGTGTTTGCCAAGGAACTTGAAGCTGAATACAAGGCTAATCACTACCGACACCGCACAACGGGTAAAGACCCACACTTAGCTGATTCAGTTATTGCACAGAATGCCAATGTAGATGGTATGAAGAACGGTAGCTCAACAGTTGGGTTCTCAAAGGACAAGGCTTATATTGCTAACTTCATCGAGAACGGTACTAAATTCCCGATGTTCACAAGTAAGGGTCGCAAGTATAAGCACGGTGGTCAGGTTGCTATCAACGGTGACCATACCATCGATAACCTACGTAACGACACCCAGTTGCAGGCTAAGATTCTTGAAGCACAGGCGTTGGAGTATAAGAAAATTATCGATAGGAGGAACAAGTAATGACACCAGTGGAAGAGATTAAAGACGTGGTTCATTCAGTATTCCCCGATTGGCAAGTATACTTCTACGCTATTCCCGAAGAGGTTATCGACAATAAGAATGTCACCCAAGTGCTGATTACTGAGAGCAATTCAGACGTAACTGGATATGGTGGTAACACATTCAATGAGATGGCCTTTGGGTATCGTTTACAAGTCTTCTACGGGCTTGATGAAGAGAACCTTATTGGTAAAGAGATAACGCTGTACAAGGCCTTAGAAAGCTTCTCATGGCGTATTACAGACAGCCAGCCACGGTACTTGGATATAAGCCAAACCGATGGGCAACAGATGATTAAAAATATCGAAATAAATAAGACAATGACACTTGATGAGCTTAACCAATAACGGTTGGCTCATTTTTTATTGAAAGGAATTAAGACATGGCACAAGTAGGATTGAAGCACACATACCTTGCATTGATTGACGCAAACGGTAAGATTTTGAAGGGTGACGCAGGATTGACTGCTGACGGCTTGTACACATCTAACTCTAAGGATTTGGGTACTGCTTCAGCTAATATCACGAACATCAGCACGAACGGAACGCAAGTCTTTGGTGACAACGGAATGGTTGACGTTACCAAGGCTAAGTCATTCCCACAAGTGGCTGGTGTATGGAACAACTTGCCATTCGACATTAAGGCTAAGTTGCTTGGTCGTGAGAGCGATGGAGCGGGTGGTTACGTGCAATCATTGGACTTGCCACAAGTTGCTTTGATTGTTGAATCAGAAACGATTGACCGTAAGAACTCAATCTTCTACACGTTTGCAAATGGTCAAATGTCAGAGACTGCGGTTAACGCACAAACTGACAACGCTAATGAAAGTCGTGTGGGAGACACATTGACATACCAATCATTTGGAGTTGACGCTTGGAATGGTCAAGGAATGAAGATGTTCTTCTCCGGTGACGCAAAGTTCGATAAGGCTAAGATGTTGGCAGAAGTTGCAGGTGGTTATGCTGAAGCAACTACGCCCAACGCGGGCTAAAGTAACACCAATTGTCCTACAGCCACGACAATAAAGAGGCTTGAATGGGGTGCGAGACCCAATTATGAACGGGGGTTCATCTGTTAAGGCGGGTGGGCTCCCCTTTTTTTGTACCCACGAAAGGAATATATGATGAAAATTTCATTTAAAGAATTGCGCAAGGCACCATTTGAGGTGAAGGCCAGCGTTAAGAACTTGAAGAAGACATACGCCGTTCAGCTTAAGTTGGCTACGTTGGAAGACTCTATGCAAGAGGACACACCAGTTGAATCTCTACAAGCTGTGTTGGGCGCCTTGGAAAGCGTAACAGAATACATCATTGATGAGCTGAAGTTGAAGCCAGCTGAGATTGAAGCACTTGAAGATTTGAGCCAAGAAGACGTTATGGCCGTTGCACAACGCTTGAACATGCGTCTTATGGGTATGACCGAAGCTGAGATTGAGAAAGCTTTGGCAGAATCTGATGACGATGAGGGTTTAGCAGAGTAGCACCAGCTCAGCGTGTCATTGACTATTCCAACCACATTTTAGACTTACAACTTTTTGAAAAAGAAGTGATGACCAACCTGCATTGGAGCGTCAATGATATTGAAGAAGCAGAGTACGGGCCACTGATGGAAATCATGAACGCTAATGAAGACAACCGAAAGTATTCTTCAGAAGAGATGATGGCACAGTGGCAGTCGCTACCTGATTAAGAAAGGAGGTAAACATGGCAAAAGAAAAAATTGCGGGATTGGTCAGTACAGAGATTGGACTTAACACTGCAAAAGCCACCCAAGGTCTTAACGAGTTGAAATCAGCGGTTAAGGACAGCACGAACGAGTGGAAGCAAATGGAAAGCCAGATGAAACAATCTGGTGATGAGATTGGTGCTTCTGAAGCTAAGTATAAGGGACTTACACAGTCAGTTGAGAAACAACAAGACGTGTTGGCAAAGCTCAAACAAGAGCAGTCAGAGGTCAATCGTAGTACGGAAGCTGGAGAGAAGACCTATCAGAAGTACGCTTCACAGATAACCACAGCAGAACGTCAGTTGGCCTCTATGACATCTCAACAACAGAAGGCCAAACAAGCCTATGAGTTGCAAGAGTCTGGAATTGCTGGGCTTAACAAAGAGATAAGACAGAATATCCAAGAGACCGATGCTCAAGTTAACCGATTGAAAGCTGAAGGTAAAGAGACTGAAGCCATTGATGCTCAGAAAAAGGGATTAGCACGAACGCTTGAGAAGCAAGGTCAACTCTACGAAGCCCAGCGTAAGCAATTGGATAAGATGACCCAATCAGGTGAATCTTCAAGTGAGGCAATTTCTAAGCAAAAGATTGCACTTGATAAGACAGGTACTTCGATTGCCAAAGGTAAGCAGTCCCTTGAAGAGTTAACTGAGCAACAGCGTAAGGCAAAGCAGGCCTATGAGCTTCAATCAACAGGTATCACTGAGCTTAATCACAAGATTAAGGAAAACGATGAGCTGACGAAGCTCCAGACAGACCGCTTGGATGCTGAAGGCAGAAAGACTGAATCGGTCGCTAAAGCCAAAGAAGGTTTAAGAACCAAGATTTCCTTGATGAACGAGCTGTACGAGAAGCAAGCAAGCCGACTTAAGCAACTTGAAAATGCTGAAGGTGACAATACTGATGCAATTGCTAAGCAGAGACTTGCCTTAGAGCGTACACATACTGCCATTGCTCAGGCAGATTCCAACATGAAGGGGCTATCAAAGACATCTGAGAAGGCGTCTAGCACATTCTCTGAAGTGTTCAAAGGAACAGCTCTAGCACAAGGTGCCATGCAAGCATTCAACAGCGTTAGGACGTCCATAGAGGGCGCTATCGAGGCTGGAGCGGAATATAACAAAGAACAAGATACGATGAAGACCGTTTGGCACGCTTTGACGACAGAAGCGCCTCAAGACGGTAAGGAATTGATTGGCTTTATCAATGATATGGCCAATTCATCAATCTATTCAGCTGATTCAATCAACGAGATGGCACAATCGTTTTACCACGTTGGTTCTAACGCTAAGCAGACTAAGGAATGGACTCAAGATTTCATCAACCTGGGCTCAACGATGCACCTATCCAACGCAGAAATTGCGGAATCTGGTAAGACATTTGCCAAGATTGTTGCTGGGGGTAAGGTTGGTGCTGAAGACCTTAATATGATGATTGACCGATTCCCTATGTTTGGTGAGGCTGTCCAAAAAGCGTCTGGAAAATCGATGCAAGAACTTCGTCAGATGTCTTCACAGGGTAAGTTGACCTCAGATGTGTTCGTTAAGGCTATGGATGAGCTTGGTGTGAAGTATAAGGACGGACAAGCAGAGGCTATGACATCGTTCCAAGGTATGACAATGTATCTTGGCAAGCGTAAAGCTCAGTTATTTGGAGAAATCGAGCAATCATCGTTCAACATGTCAAAGAAGATGAAGTCTGACTTATTGGACATCACTTCAGATAAGTCGATGGAGAAATACGCTCAAGCAATTTCAAAGGCAATGGGCAAAGTCATGGCTGTTGTCGAGAAGATGGTTGAATATATTCGGGCTCATAAGAAGGACATCATGGAGATGTTCTCGAACATTGCCAATATTACAGGCATCCTTGGTGGTGCAATCTGGAATACCATCAAAGGCACGATTCTTGGTGTTGCTAAGGCCATAGGTTCGATAGGTGGCAATGCTAAGAAATCACATGACCCACTTAAGACGGTCAATGGTGCTTTAGAGGCAATCTTGAGGCATAAGGGTGCTATAAAAGCACTTGGAGCTGTTATTGCTACGACATTCATGGCTAAGAAAATGATTGATTTCGGCAAGGGTGTTCGTTCAGTAATATCTGATGTTCAATCCATGCGCAGTGCACTTATTAGACTAGCTACGTCAGAGAAAGTTGCTACGGCTACCCAGAAAGCAATGACGCTTGCCCAGAAAGCATTTAATCTTGCAATGAGTTTAAATCCGCTGTCTAAGTTCATTCTTATACTGTCCGCAGTTGTAGCTGGATTCGTACTGCTGTACAAGCACAATAAGAAATTCAGGGCATTCGTTGATTCTCTAGTTAAGTCAGCTGGTAAGTTCTTCACTTCAATCAGTAAATGGATTGGCTCAGCTACCAAGACGATTGGTAAGTTCTTCAGTAACATCGGTAAATGGTTCAAGGGAGTAGGTAAGTCCATTGGTAATGGTGCAAATGTCATCGGTAAGTGGTTCTCTGGTCTTGTAAAGGGGTTCCAGAAAGGTTGGAAATCATTCACTAAGTTTGCTACGAAGTTACTTAAAACTTTCGGTAAAATCGTGCTAATTTCAATGGCTTTGCCACTTGGTATCGCAGTTACCTTGATGAAGCCTTTAGTTGGCCCAATGAAGAAGATTATTGGTGACCTTGCTAAGTGGCTTAAGAAAGTTTGGGCACCGGTATCAAAGGCATGGACAAATACTTGGAACTCGATTGGAAAGTGGTTCTCCGGAATACTGAACAGCATTGCAAAGATGTGGAACAGTACCATGTCAGCCATCGGGAACACACTAAGCAAGTCAATGGACGCTATCTCAGGCGCATGGTCACGTTCTTGGAATGGTATTGCAAACTTCTTTACTGGTATCTGGAACAAGATGGTTCGTGATTTCAAGCCTATCATCGAATCAATTCACCGTATTGTGTCTGATACAGTTGGTGCAATCTCAGGTACTTGGAGTAAGGCATGGAATGGTATTGCAGACTTCTTTGGTGGCATTTGGAACAAGTTAGTACGTACTGGTGACAGAGGTGTTCACTCTGTTAAGAATGTGTTCACGCCGGTATTAGATGCCATCAGTCAAGTGTTTTCAAATACTTGGAATGGTATAACGGATGGCTTTGGTGCTATGTGGAACGACATGATGAGTTGGGCAAAAGTTGGTATCAATGGTGTCATCGGAATTATCAATAACGGAATCGGCGCAATCAATAGCGTTATCGGTATGTTTGGTGGTTCTCGTGGTTTGTCACGTATACCCAAGTTTGCCAATGGTACAAAGGGAGCTCCAAAGGGACTGGCGGTTGTTAATGACGCACCTGGGGAGAATTATCAGGAAGCAATCATTGATAACTCTGGTAAAGCTACGGTACTTGAAGGTCGCAATCGATTGGTTAATTTCTCAGGTGGCGAGACAGTCATTCCAGCCCACGCAATGCCTCATTTTGCAGGTGGAACTGATAACTGGCTATCATCGGCAGTTGGTTGGATTTCAGATAAGTGGACGCAATTAACATCATTCTTGCGTGAGCCGATTGTGGCGCTAACAAACGTCATGAATCGTGCAGTGGGAACCATCACAGGTAGCCCACTAGTCACAGCGGTTGCACCAATGATGACACAAGGTCTAATTCACGGAATTGCCAGTCCGATTGTCAACATGTTGTCTGGAATCAAGGGTAAGCACGATTCAGATGAGCGTCAAAGTTTGCTAAAGCGCTTGTTTGGTAAAGGATTTGCACAGGGTGGTGTGGTATCGCAACACGGCTTCTATGAGGTCGCAGAGCAAAACATGCCTGAAATCATCATTCCACTTGACCCTGACAAGAAGCTACGGGCTAACGACTTACTGGCACAAGCAAATCAACGTATCAATGGTAATAAGGTCGCAGGAAATTCATCAGTTGTAAATGAAGGGGACACTTACAGCATAACAATTAACGTGAACGCAGATGTCACACCTAACAACTTGCAAAAGTTGCAACAGGCTGTGGAGGACGCAATCACACGTAAGCAAAACGCACGCACAAGAGCGTTTGGATAACCACGGAGGTTAGAGACATTGGAACGAGGCAGTTTCGTATTAGGTCACCAATTAACGAGTGACCAACTTGACGCACGGATATTAAATTATCCAACAATTACAGTACCTGAACGTAAAACAACGCTTAATACCACGCCTGTCGGTATTGATAGAGCCATCTTGTTTGACGATGGCGCTTATAACAACAGGGACATTCAACTCATCTTGGGGTTCGAGGGTAAGCAAGCGGACGTTAACATTCAAAAGTTCCTATCTGCATTGGACACCGGCAAGTACATTGATTTCCAAATGTATTCTGACCCTGATTACACTTATCAGGTTATCAGGCAGTCAACTGGGACAATTGCACGCCCAACTTACTCGGACAGTTACCGTGAGCTCACCATTACATTGTCTTCAGCACCATATCGTTATGTGGCACCAGCCCAAACAGCTACGATTACGACAACCACATCAACGTTGGTTAATCCAACCAGCTTTGTGGCCAAGCCTTACATCAAGATTGTCGGTGATGGTGCCATAACGCTAACAGTGAACGGTGTTGATTACAAGTTCACCAATGTTACTGGTTCAATCGAACTGGACAGCGCTATGCAGAACGTGTGGCGGGTTAACGGAAATGTTTTGGTGAACGAGAACGCTAAGATGGCTGTTGGGCCGTTCCCAACATTGAAGCCAGGTAGTAACACTCTGAAGATTAGCAACGGTACCGCAACGATAGAACCACGATGGAGGACACTATGACACCTATTTTGTACAAAAGTGATGAGATTGATTTCACCAGTAATGGTCTGGGTCAATTGAACGAACTTTACTCAGTTGATATTCAAGAGCAACGTAACGGCTTGTTGACGTTCACGGGTTCGTACCCAGTTACGGGGCAACATTATGACGACATCTCAGAAGGTCTCATTATCCTTGCTAAGCCATCACCGCTTGATGATAACCACGCATTCCGTATTGTTAACACACAGTTGGACATTGCGGGTCACTCAGTGCAGATTGAGGCTGATTCGATTACGTATGATTTGACACACAACCTCGTGCGCTCAGTGACGATGAAGGGTAACGGTTCAACAGCCATGAGCCAGTTACAAAAGGCAATCGTTAATCCAAGTATCTTCACACTTTATTCCGATATTACAACAAGCTCAACTTCAACCTTGAATTACGTTAATCCAATGGAAGCCATCGCAGGTGTACAAGGTTCCTTCTTGCAATACTGGGGCGGTGAGATGAAGCGGGAGAACCGTAGAGTTGCTATGTTAAACCGGCGTGGTCGTGATAACGTGGCTACTTTCCGTCTGGGTAAGAATGTCAACGGTTTACGATACACGGTCGATACGTCTAACTTGGTCACCAAGATTATCCCGATGGTTAAATTAACCCAAGGTGACACCACCCGTTACGTAGAAGGTAACACAGTGTATTCCAAACGGGTGTATAGCTACCCGATTGAGTACACGCAGTCTGTTGATGTAACTGACAAGATTACGATTAACGAGGGTGATACTGATGTGACCATTATTGAGCGGATAAATGCGTATGCCAGCAACTGGTTTACCAAGTCAGAAAACACAAACAAAGATTTGCCTGATGTCACTATTGAGATTGATGTGTTGAGCTTGCAAGATTCAGCTGATTACGCAGACAAGTTTGCTAAGTTGGAAACAATTGGACTGACCGACACGGTAACGGTCTACGTACCTGAGTATGGGGTAAATGTCACGGCCATTGTAAATGAGTTGCATTATGACCCAATCGGAGAACGTGTAACCAGCATGGTCGTGGGAACCGCTAAGGTATCATTTGCAGAAGCCAACCAGAACGCTTTATCCGATTTGCAAGGTAAAGTTACACATGTTCAAGAGCAAGCCACACAGGCTGTTATCAGCGCCAATGGTAAGAACTCAAACTACTACGGTCGCAACGAGCCAAGTCACCCACAAGAAGGTGATACATGGTTCTGGGACGATGGCACAGATTCTGGTATTCGTGTCTTTACTAACGGCGCTTGGGTGGATTACGTAGATACCAAGACACAAGAACGTATCGACAACATTGTTGATGAATCCACGGAGAAAGCCAAAGAATACACCGATGAACTTAACGCAAAGCAAGCTAAGTTAACCAGTGACCTGAACGATAAAGTAACCAACGGAGAGGCAGTATTAAAGCAAGAAATTGCCGATAGAGAATCTGGCGATAGTGTTACCTTGCAAGCTGGTAAGGATTTCGTAACGAGTACCATTAAAAGTTATGACACGGATATGCAGAGCCAAATTTCCCAAGTAAGCAATGGCATTATGGCATCAGTTAGTTCAACCAATTTGATTGTGGATTCTTCATTCGTTAATGCTTTGGCCAATTGGACGTTGGCAGGTGATGTATCATGGCAGATTGATACGGGTAACATGTACGAAGGTGTTCGGGTTGCTACGTTCAACAGTGGAGACGTTGTTTTTGACCGTAAAACAGCCACATTGACAAGCGCACCAATCTACACGATGAACTTGGGTGGTACCCAGTTTTATGCCAGTTTTGATTTGTACGCCAAGTCCTTTGGGGTAAGTGCATACTTCAAAGCCGAGATTGTTCAGAAGGATAGCTCCGGTTCAACTACCAAGTCAACGCCAATCGGTGGTTCGTTCGATACCAGTATGTCGGGCTGGAACAATTACACGGCCAGCGTCACCCTTGATTCAAGAACGACATCACTGTATCTACAATTCACGCAGTACGGTGGCGGTCGGATATACGTATCAAGGCCTTATCTTGGGTCAACCAAGCTACCAACTGGTGCTTACATGCCTGGGACAAGCAACGACAATGCGTCAACCTTGAAGCTGTTTAACGACTACTTTGCGTTTGGTATTCAATCCAATACAGGTGCCTTGATTGCTGGTATTAACGGGGACTCATCTGGTGTAAACATCGTGGGTAAGAAAGTCACGATTACTGGTGATACCACCTTCGTTGGGAAGAATTTCATGGACGGTGCGCTGATTAAGAACGCCTCAATTGGGTCAGCACAAATTGCAGACGCTTCGATTACAAATGCTAAAATTGCCAGCCTTGACGTGGGTAAAATTTCCGGTAACGTGTCTAACTTTATCCAATCCAATTGGAACGGTAAGTACGGCTCAACGGTGATAACAGCTGACGGTATGACCGTATCTTCTAAGAAGACAATTACACAATTCGTTGACTCAGGTATGTCGCTTGAAAACAGTGGGCAACATATTGGGGGTATCGGAGCCCAAGGTTTGACTGGAAAGCCAGCTAACTATCAAGGGTTAACATTCTGGCTTGATGGTGGTGCGGAATACATGGCTTGGGCAGCCCGTGACACAGGTGACTATTCTATGAATCCAGTTAACAAACTTGCGTGGTACAGGTCTACATCAAAACCTACTGGAGCATATGCCGGATTCAATTTTGATGATGATGTTGCCTTCAATGGGAATATCAACGTGACAGGTGGAACCAAGTTGGCATTTTTAACTCAAAAATGGGGACAATACAACTATCCATACGTGGGTGACTACCGTAGTAATGCAGGGCTTGTATATGGTTCGACACAAACTTACTTGGTGTCAAACAACCAATATTACAACTTAACAAAGGTAATATCAGCCTTAGCTGGTGTTGGCGCAGTTAAAATACCACAAACAATCGACTCAAAGGGAGCAGTTACTAAGTGGCTCAATGTCACTTTATAAGATTGGAGAACAAACATGGAACAATTAAATCAACAGACATTGCAAAATCTCGGTTTTGAGATTGCTAACAAGTCAATCGAGAATGCACAACTTCGGGCGCAATTGAGCGCTGTACAATCAGAGAACGAACAATTGAAGTCACGTATCGATGAATTAAGCAAGGGGGGAGCTGACAATGGCACAAATTGATAAGACAACACAATTTGACCAACGGTTATCCATTACAGCAGAAGACGGAGGCACAGTGAACTACGCAACCTTAAGTGGTTCGATTGACCAATACGGTGTGCCATCAATGAGCTACTACATCAACGATGGTGTCATTTATCGTGAACACTTATCTGATTTCAGAACAGCTTGGTCAGCATTCCAAGACACGGTGTTTGCAGAAGCCGATAAGGTTGCTAATAACGTAGCGGAATAGCGGGGTGGAATTATGGGATTTTTTCCACACGATTTGGTGGGCTGGCTACCGGTTATTGTAGCAATGTCAACTGCGATGTGGTTCGTAATCAAGGGGACCTTTGTTAAGTCAATCGACAGCTTGAATAAGACCATTGCCGGTTTACAGGACACCTTGAAGGGCTACGACACCCGCATTGATGACCATGAAAAGCGTATCGCTGTAATTGAAGATTGGAGGGAACATCACGATGACAAATAACTTAATAACCTTTGCAGAAGCGTTGTGGGAGAGTGGAATCTTACCAACGCTTTTAATTTTGGCCATTGGTTGGGCTTCAGCACGATTTACCCGCAATAAGAGGCTGTCAGCCTTGCTAAGCCTTGCAGAACGTGCTGTTAAGTGGGCTGAAGTGACCTTTGACGGTGGCCAAACGCAAAAGTCTCAGGCAATCAAGATGATTTCAGATTATCTTATGAAGGTTGATAAGGCGCACCTTTTCACCGCCAAACAAATTGATGAGGCCATTGAATGGGCAGTTGAGAAGATGAAGGAGGCACAGAAGTAAAATGAATAAACTACTCAAAGGTGCATTAGCTTCGACTAGTGCGCTTTTAATTATGGGCTCAATCCCAACAGTACATGCCGAAGTAGGTGACTACGGTGTCGACAACTCTGTGTACCAAGGTGCCTATGGTAAGTTCGGTTATGCTAAGGACAAGTTTATGATTAGCCAGATTGGTGGCTACACTGGATTTGGAACGTATGACCAATCTACCTATGCTACTCAGGTACAATCTGCAATCGCGCAAGGAAAGCGTGCTCACACGTATGTATGGTGGCAGAACATTACAGACTATGCTACGGCTGATGCTGTACTAGACCACTTTTTGCCAAAGGTACAAACACCTAAGGGTTCTATTGTAGCTTTGGACATTGAGTCCGGTGGACAGAACACAGATGTTATTATGCATGCTTTGGCTAAAATTAAGGCAGCTGGTTACACACCAATGGTATATGGTTACAAGAACTACCTAGTTCAAAATACGGACTTGAACCGTATTGCTGATAAGTACGAGCTATGGTTGGCTGAGTACCCTAACTACCAAGTAACACCAGAGCCAAACTATAACTACTTCCCTAGCTTCAAGAACGTTGGTATCTTCCAATTCACTTCAACTTATGTTGCTGGCGGGTTGGACGGTAACATTGACTTGAGTGGTGTTACAGATAGCGGTTATAAGAAGGGTGATGCTGATAAGCCTAAGACTGACACGCCAGCTATCGATAAGGGTCAACAAGCCGATGACACCGATAAGTCCAACGTTAAGGTTGGAGACACGGTTAAGGTAAACTTTAGTGCTGATAAGTGGGCTACTGGTGAAGATATCCTACCATCAGTTAAGGGACAATCATACAAGGTTGTTGCTGTTGACGGTAAGAAGTTGTTGCTAGACGGCGTGAACTCATGGATTAACCGCAATAACGCAGAAATCATCTCTACCAAGGACACTGTACAGTTCAACGGTGTCTACGTAGTTGACCAATGGTTCGTATATGGAGGCAAGTGGTATGCTCGTAACAATGATATGAGTATTCCCGTTGCGGACTACAACAACGATATTCCAGTTGGTGCTATTACCTTGACGGATAGGTATGGTAATAAGTTGCCATCCCAAACGGCACAAGGGAATAACGGAGCCATGGAATACTTTACTTTGGATGGTCACTACAAGGTACTAGAGCGTTCTGGTAACGCTGTAAAGGTACAAATTGACGGTGAGCCAGTATGGTTGCAAGCTAGTTTTGCTGAATAAATAGAAAAAGACCCTATGGCGGGCTGGAGATAATCCGGTTCACCATAGGGTCTTTTATTTTGCACTCTGACAGCTCAGCTGTGTAGGTTATGTGGGTATCAGTAGGTTTACAAGAAATGCACGAGCTGTCAAAGGCAATAAAAAAGTCGATTAGCACCAAGGAGGTAGACATAACCGACTTCAATATATTCAGCAGTTAACTATGGAGTAGAAATGCTGTTCACTGTCCCAAAACCTTGATAGCACGAGGCTATCTTGACAATGAGACCGTTTAACTGATACACTTAGGGTACCAATTAAATATCAGTAAAGGCGAGTAAGAGGAACGCCAATTCCACTTACAAGCTGTGCCAGATGACCAGAACTCATTTGACACGTTTTTACTTCCTGATTTCGTATACTCAGTATACCAATAATCAGGGGTTGAATCAAGTAGGTAACCTCCAACAGGACATAAAAAGTCAGGACTTACCAAGAGGATTCCGTACAAGCGTGTTGATTGAAGGCACGTAACGTATGGAATCCTTTTTTTGTACTTATGGAATCATCGGCAACGGTTAAAATGTACCCGTTATCGACATATCCTGTTATTCAGGGGCGGAAAATGCACCGCCTTAATTCAACGGCATTCCCTGCTCAACTACAGACTATGGTTGTTCGGGGGTATGGGAAGCGCAACTAAGGACACTGCCTCTGGCTTCCAACATGGTGACATGAAAAGGCTACGTGATTACATATCGAAATCATATGCTGAACTGGGCTTGTGGGTGGCAAAACATCGCCGAGAATCAACGTATAACGTAATTCTGGACGGTCTACGGAGCTTTATTGGCTCACACCAGCGGGAAACCGCTAAAAGGCAGGTATACGGCTCCTGACGCCTTAAAAGTGTGAGATTGAACTAGTCTTGTGATTGACGGTGCGAGAACTCTGAGAAGTGTTTTACAGATGTTGATACAGTTCATTTATGCTTACTATGGGTGAACTGTACCTTCTAATGCTCAAATCTTTCAAAGTGTTACGGGGTCTTGTACGTCAATGATTTTATTGATGAAATCAATCAGGTTGGCCTGCCGGTGAGGCTACCAATTGCCGGTTGCTACCCTAACGTGCGTGATTCTACCTTGTCGGCTTCACATCATCAAACTCTGTACAGCGTGCGTTGGTGGATAGCGTTTACCATGATTCCAGCGTCATCACCGTTGCGATAGCCAATCCAACAACAGCCTCCAGCAGTTAACCATAGCAATCTAACGGTGATGACGATATAATTACTTTGCTCAACCAGCGTAATCCATGAGTAGACACTTCGGAAGCACCATTCTGGGGTGTCTTTTTTTGTGCAATTGTAAACTGTTCCCCTATTCAGTTATGTTCATTTGTGTTGGACGTGCAGTTCAAACCAGCTGGTTGTTCCACGTAACAGTGTATAAAAGAACAACCATTCAGTTATTAAGATTTGTAACGTGTTCCCGTGTGTTGGTACAGATTCGTTGCGACACCTGCCCTACGTGTGTAGACTGTTATGTGACAGACGGACAGGAGGATATGACGATGAAATTTGAATCGAAGGTACAGTTGGCAGATTACTTGGAAATAAGCCGTGGTACCCTTTACCGTAGAGCTGAGCGTGAATCAATTGACTTGGACAACATTGCAACAGTTGGGTTATCTGAAGAACAGTTGGCACAGTTGCGGATTGAAGGTAATAAGAACAATGTCTCAGGTGGAACAGACGGTGGAGCAGAGCAGATTGCACAACTGAAACGTGAGCTGGCACAGTTGAACGTTAAGAACACTGTACTGTCTGACCAGTTGCATGAAACAGAACAAAAGTACAGTGAGCTTGAGCAGGATTATAAAGCCAAGGTCGACAAGATTGTTGAATACGCAGACCGTTTTGCCCAGCTAAACGACCAACAACAACGGCTGACCTTAGATGTTCAGGACAAGTTGCACACGATAGAGACCACCGCTAAGGAGGTTGATAAGCGTGGCTTCTGGGGACGGTTGTTCAAGTAAGGGGGACATTCCCTCAATTTAAGTTACAGTTATAGTTGCAATTACAATTTTACCGTGTTATACTATGTTCATAGGCAAGGGGGATAACCCCTAACACACGAAAGAAGGATATACACATGAATATCAAGTTTAAGAACATGCAACCCGGTATGAAGCAAGTCACAGACGAAACGGGAAACATTCTTGCATACGTTATCAAGGTAGACGGTGAAATCGCTATCGACCATATCCAAACGGCATACGACGACGACGCCACGTTATACCCAAAGGATAACGACGGTAAGCCTTTAAAGACTTATAAGCAAGCCCTTGAATACTTGCAAGCTTGGTTTAATGCAACACCAGGCGGAATCTACTAACAACTAACAACGTCAATGGCTGAAAAGGACGGTTAAAGCCATATCAGTACACGATGGATTACATGAAAAGGGGTATACACCATGAAGGAATTACAATTGAACGTTAATGGAACTGATGAATTGAAGAAGGCCGTGCTTGATTTGCTTGCTAACAAGGCTTTTTACAAGTTGGTGCTGGAACTAGCTGACCGAACGGACAACGACGCGGGACGACTTTACCCAGACGACTTGGAAACATTTGTGAGTTATCTAGCACACGCAAACTACTACACGGCCGAAATTCTTTACATGGCTCAGCTTGCTATGGACGACGTAACTGCTGACTAGCTTAATAAGGAAAGAAGGAAATCAATATGACATCATGGCAAGAATACCGTACCCGTGCTACCACAGAGCGGGAGAATTTTGACCAAGCAATCTTATCAGTGGCCGTAGAGCCCGCCATCAAGGAAGCCTTGCAACAGGTTGGTAAGAAGGTTGGACGTAACCGTGGAGGCTCTAAGTCCGTGCTTCGGGAGGCGCTGACAGAATACTTCGACAAGCACCCTGAGCTGTTTGAAGACTGATTGGTATAGATTGCTCAATTTGGCCACCTATGGCGCTTGTGAAGTGTCCTATGGGCGCCCAGATGACTTTGTGAAATTTGCTGATTGAACAATCCACCGTGAGGCCTTGGTAATTGGGGGACTGTGGATAATTGAGATTATGTAAACAATGAAATGGTATAGGTAAAAAAGGAGTAGGTAGTTATGGTTATTAAAAATCAATGGTTGCAATTACTAATACTGGTTGGTCTAAGTGTTGCTTTTATTTCTTTGCTTGTTTTTGTTTTGGGTCGTTGGTTTAGGAATAATAATTTTCCGAAGACGAAAGGCTCGATTTGGATTCTTGCATTATTCAGCTCATCTTTAGCTTTTATTTTGGCAAATACTACAATTAATGCAAATAAGGGTATTGACTTACAGAGTATTATTCAAGGTGTTCAAGAGGTGTTATCTACCTTCATTGTCCCTGTGGTTCTTGGAATTATGTTTACAACTAGTGAATATGACCAAGAAAAAGATAAACTGAGTAAAACGAAGACGGTCACAACCGAGACCGTTAATATTGATTCTAACGGTGTTGGCCACTACGAAAAGATAACCGTGACAGAGGAGGAGTAACAACATGGGTATGAGATACCGTAAATCAATTAAGGCGGGCCCGTTCCGTATCAATCTGTCAAAGAGTGGCGTGGGTTGGTCAGTTGGTGGTAAGGGATACCGCTACACGAAGACCGCTAAGGGGCGCACACGAACAACCACCAGCATTCCTGGTACGGGTATTTCATGGGTGAAGGAGAGCAAGGGCAAGTCATCTGCGCCGTCTAAGACGCCCGCACAACGCCCACAGCAGGAGTTTGGAGCTGGTGCTGTTCAGAAGGTTGATAAGGCACTGGACAAGCTGATTGAAGCCATGCCGGAGCCTAAGGACAAGCCGACATCATACCAACACTGGCCAAAGAAGTACCAGTGGCACATGAAATGGTTGGCAATTACAATCGTACCAATGTTTATCCTGCTATTTTTCATGCCAATCATCATGTTCTTCCCAATAATCGGCTGGGTTATCTGGTCGCTGGTGACGGTGGTGCGCATGGTGACATACTGGGCTATCCATCGCAGTGAATTCAAAAAGGTTGAGCCTGAAGGAGGAGTAATCATGACCGATGACGATAAGAAGCTGGACGAACTTGAAACAGAACTTGTACCGACACCCGACATTGACCTAAGTGTGACCGCAGAGGAGCCCGATGTAACTAAACAGGTTGTTGAGGCGATGGATAAATAAGATGAGTTTATATATATAAACGTGTCAAATGTGTTATCATAAAGGCATAAAGAAAAGAACCGCCTGGGAGGCCTAATTCCCAAGCGGTTCTCTGTCAGTTTTTATTCTGATAGGTACATTCTGACAAACGTTATAATAACAGTGCTTCATGTACAACAGAGACCCTGCTTAACCTTCCAAAGTTAAGAAGCACGGTCTTTTTTTTATGTCCTCATGAAGCACCAAAGTTACTTGTTATGGCGGTTATGCCAATAACGTACTGCACTGTCCATCAGACGGCCAAGAAGGTACTTAGCCACCGCTGATAGAACGATAGAGACAATCTTGTCCCAGTCCATCGTGGTAATCCTTAGTGTATTTCTCCATATGAGCACCTCCAAGCTGATTAAGGCTCAGAACGTACCCCAGACAATTACTGACAAGCCTTAGTATGGCAATTATTTCCGAGATATACAAGCCGTGATTTTGGGGCTTGACAGCGCTATGTGGCGGGCTTTTAAGGTTTCCGTGGATTATTACAAAAAAATATCAAAATAACGTTGGGATAAGTGACCACCATAGAGGCACACCATAGCACCACCAGTTGTCCAATTACGGACAATCATGTGCCCATAAGCGGGTGCCGTAGCATTGCCAGTGTCGCCATCTGGGGCGATGATAGCTGATACACACCACCCGCCATATAGGTCACCGTTGACGTGGGTGTCAATGAGAGTACACAAATAGCCCCATAGCATGTTCCTGAGGAGAGTTGAGCAGGAGTGCTATGGGGCTTTTGGCATATGTAACTGGGGAGAATCTTGGGACAAAAAGTTGATTTGGCATATCTAACTGGGGAGAACTTCAGGTAAGGGGATTAACTTAGGTTATTTCTGAAGTAAGTTGAAAGGACTTATGGTTATAAAGGTAATCTGATTGGACTTAAGTTATAAAGGTTATTGTTCAGAAGGAAAAAGTAATTGGTCTTTTATTTGGATTAGATTGAATAGCTGAGAAAAGTGGTTTTCTTTTATCAGTTATGAAAGATAAGCCTGGGGTTTAACCTGACCCATCAGGTTAACAGGGAATCCGTAGCGTAAGCGGAGGAGGGGCGGTAGCCCTAATACAATTCGGAAAGGACTTAAGGTTATTCCTGAGTAAAGGTTACTGTTCAGATTTCTCAAAGGTTGCTGTAGTGTATGGGGGGGTTATTCAACCCCCGACTCTCAAAAACCGAGAGTCTCCCCCGAACTTCGACTACACCGAAGCCGTGTCTTGGTAATCAACCTACGCTACGCTACGGTATGAATCACCAAGGAGAGAATAACGGAGTTACTGTTACTGGGAAACCTGTAAATACATGAAATCAATACTTATACTGAAGTCGTGTTTTTACAACCTGTATGTTTTATGCAAAAAGTACTGAAACCTGTAATTATCGGAAGTCTCTTTCTTATGTGGGAATCGATTATTACAAGCTGTGTTTGAATGCCAAACCTTAAGAATTACACTTATTATCCAAAAATTTATTCTGTGTGAAAAATTAAATTACGATTTTAGGCCAAAATGCCGATTTTTCCATTTCTCGATGTACATTATTACCTGTAAGGGTAATAAAGGAGAGGAATAGATATTCAGGTCAAAAGTTACAAGGAATGAACAATCAGTCTGTTTTATAATTAGATATAAGGTTAAGAACAACTGATTGTCAGCAAACCCTATGCAAATCTTACCTATGTTATAATTGTTTTATGGATAAGGAAGTTAAAAGTATCCCCTTTAATTTTACCATGATTTCAGGACTGCGTGAACAAATGTAACAAACTTGTAACAAACTTTTGTTTACGATTTCAGTTGGATATGTATAATAAAACGGTATCAATTGCCGTAATGACAGGGTTTTACGTGGAATTCTTATGTATATCAAAATTAAATAAGCAAAATAAGACATTTCATCAATGTTACATACTAACTTAGTATAGGGGTGATACAAGTTACCCAATTATCAGACAGGATTATAAAGGAGATTTAAAAATGACAAAACATTTCGATTTGGTTATTTCGGAGCCAGGTGCAGGAAAGTCGTATCAACTGGTAACAAGAGCTGTAGAAGCCAAGATGGCTGGTGAGTCAATTTTCATTGCAGTGCCTACCCACGCAAGCAAGCAAAATTTGGTGGCAATGATGTATGACCGTATGCCAAGCGCTTCCTCGGAGCGTGAATTGCGAGCCTTAAAGTCACTGGCTTACGATGTTCACGTATTGGAGTCATCATATAATGGCCAATCAGAAATTTTCATCGATGAAATCGGGCAGTGGCCATCATCAAACTTCAACTCTCTACTATTGAACTTGCAATCAGTGACACACGCCTCTGTTCACCTAACAGGCGATATTAAACAATTGACACCGTCGTCTTCATTGGGGAGCCCTTTGGAAGCCTTGCTACGGAACAACTTGGATGTTGAATCATTCTGGGGCTGGGTTGCTGACAAGGCTTACAACGAGTTTGACTTCACGGAATTGCAAGCGCCAACCTTGTGGCGTATTGAAGAGCCAATCGAGGTGACATTGCTTACTGAGAACCACCGTTTGGCAGGTTTGGGTTATAACTCATTCGACAATGACTTCTTCGATGACATCGTTGAGACAAAGGTAAAAGAGTTGCCAGATTACAGCGTGGCGTTGCTTGAAGCAATCCAGAATTATTCAGCAATCCTTGTGGCTACGAAGCAACGAGGTAAAGAGGTTAACCGGATTATCGGAGACGCCCTAAATGATTTAACCATGTTCCAACAAGGTGCTTACTTTGTTCAGGTACAAGGTAAGACGTATCTCAACCCAAATCACCATGATTACGAGACGTTGCAGAAGAAGTTTCCAGGTGTGCCACGAGTTACCCCTGAAGTCCCAATGGACGAAGAAGTCCTCTATAAGTTTTGGGCAACGGTACACTCAATGCAAGGAATTACAATCAGTTCGGTTACATTTTTCATGGGTAATACACCAATTGCTAACGGTCACCAAGACCACTACAACGAAAACATGCTTTACACCAGCGTGACCCGAGCTTCAGACCACATTACGTTGCTTGGATTGAAAGAATCATTCCGATTCATGCGCCACCAAGAGCCTACGTCACCACAGCGCAAGTTAGGTCGATTCCGTGCCAACAAGGCAAAGACGATGTTGTTTGATGTGTTGCTAACAGATAAGCCAGCCGACAAGAGGTCATTTGCAGAAACCTATGGGTTGTACCAATCAATTTTTAATTCGTTGGAGTTACCTGCTAACGTTAGCGCAGACTTAGATGTATTCAACGTTCGGTCTGAAATGCACAATCAGCATGAGCTTGCGATGGCCTTCAAGGAATACCCATACATGGACGCAATCCGCAAGGGCTTCAACGCTGATTACCGCACCTTCTACACGGAAGAGATTTCAAAGGTAAATGGACAATCAGCTAAGGGTAAAGGCAAGGTTCAAGTCTGGCTCAATTCACTTGATGAGGCAGAGTTGGCTAAGGTAACAGAGGACGTACAAACGCTATCACGAGCAAAGTTCAAAGAGGCCTACAACATGACGAACACATCAGTAAAGAAGGCATTAGGACTATAAACGAAACGGTGAGAGATACACGTTAATACAGCGAGTGTATGCAACTTAAAGTCAATTTGGTCAAAACTGTTCAATAAAATTACGAAATACAGATTTTAAGAAAAGTCTTTGTATATTCTTATATGTAAGAAAAAATAACAGGCCAAAAAAACGGTCATCAACAGAAAAGGAAGTAGCAAAATGATTCAAGAGTCAACACAAGCACAACAGTTATTCTCAGCAGGAACGGGAGTCAACCAAGTGGCCATCTCAGGTAAGGTCACTCAGCTAACCCAATTCACAACATCGCAAGGTTCCACGATGTCCCTTGGTTCGATTGAAGGGGTAGGAAATCGTGGTAAGGTAATCATCGAATTCACATCGTTCATCGAGCCTGAAGTGCTCAAGTATGCTCACCAAAACGACTTGGAGGTACTTCTCGAAGGTGATTTGAAGATGTTCAAGTCAAAGTCTGACGGCATGTGGAAGGTGCAGATTGATGTAAGCAATGTTACGTCATCGCTACAATTATCAGAAGAAGTTGGCTCAGGACAGTTCTAAGGAGGATACGATATGAAAATCAGCAACATTGCATTGTTCACGGCCGGCTTAGCAAGTATGACGCTTATCATTCAAGGTCAAGGGAACCTTGGGTTGGCAATCATTTTACTGGCTGGAGCCTTCATCTTAAATAACCAAATGCCACGAAAGAAATAAGCTAATTTGCTCAAAATCAAGACCTTTTTCAGTGAGAAGTGAACTATATATAAAGAGGTTGTTAAAACAACTGATATGCACACATGCAGAAAACAAAGGAGATTTGATATGACAGAAGAAATCAGATTAGCACAATGGACTTACGGTTTTTGGATAGCCAACCCAGAAGCGCCTGTCGAGATAAGATTGGTTGTTGATATTGCGACACAAGGTGATACACCGATTCCACATTACTTAGACAACATCTGGCAACCAGTGATTGATTTATTCGATGGCGACTTGGACAAATTCACTAACGCATATGTCGACTTCATGGCATTGAACCTATATCGGAAGGCGGGACTTATCACAGAGATTTAACACTTATTTTTTAACACAACAGGGAAATTTCGACAGTCTCCCACATATAACAGTTTATCAAAATAACAGGGGAAATCAACCCCAAAACACAGAAAAAAGGAAGTAATAAAAATGGCAAACATTCAACGCAACACCCCAGCAACAATCGTATACACAACGACAATCCCAGTAAGGACACGCACAGCAGTCATCTCAGAGCTTCCTCAGTACGGAAAGTTGAAGCAATCTATCACGGTTCACTCAGATGGCACAGTAGACGACAAGAATGTTACCAGTGACACACGAGGCTACCAATACGTGTCACTCACATTTGAGAACGGGGTGTACAAGCACATTGGAATTCACCGTCTTATCGCTTATGCATTCAACCAACAGTGGTCAAGCCGTGAAGATGGTACAAACATTCACCATATCGATTCAAACCCAGCCAACAACTCTGCTGACAACCTCATGCTTACAAGTGCAAGCGACAACGTACGACGCTACTTTGATGGACGTGATAACGAAGAATTCATCAACGGTCAACGTAGATTCCAAACGAAGATGGCAGAATCACTTACGAACCCAACGATGTTAGTGGTACCAGATGACAATGGCTCATGGCACATCGTAGAGGATTACAGGATTTCAGCAGATGGTCGTGTATGGAAGATGAAGAAGGGTGAGCTTCGAGAAGTGAAGTCATCAGTGGCCAACAAGAAGTACCCAACCAACCGTAACGTAAAGATTGCCGGAACCACCTACAGCTTAGCCGGATTGGTCGCATTCAACTTTATGAGTGTTCCAGATGGACGCTACAAGACCCTGATGATTGATTCAACAATTGCTAACCCTTGGGACGCAACGAATTTGTACACTGTTCCGGTTAAGCAATTCGACAAGTAAGGGAGGTAAGTGAGCATGTTGATGGTAATTGTATGGCTGATGGTCATCGTGATGGTGCTAACGTTCCTAACGATGCTGGTCAGGGTGTTAGGAGCAATCCTTGGAATTTTCTCAATGGTAGCCAAGAAGATGACTGATAAGGACGCAGATGTATCAGAAGAGAAGGAAGCCATAGAGCGCTTCTCAGACCCTAAGAATAAGGCAGGTAAGTAAGCGTGTTGATGGAATGGTTGCTGGTTATCCTGATTGGCATAGAAGTCGGCTTAGGGCTGACACTGATAGTGGCAACGCTGATGTTGCTCAGAAACATGTTTAAGTAACACAGACAGAGACGTGAGATGACCACCATAGAATACAGAGAGGTGGCAACCGATACATAACAAAGAACTCCCATAGGGGACACAGAAGAAAGCAGGAATATAATAATGAACAACAAGATGTCAGAACAACAAGTAGCCGTAGTAATGGGAACAGATGCCTTTAAGAAGTCAGCCTCAGTGATTGCAAGGGAACTTAGGATTCCACGACAAGACGCAGAAGTTTTACTTATTGAGAACATCTGGGAGCATCGAGGAGTCCTATCAAATACGACAGACACTGTGACAGACCAAGGATTGGCACATATCAACTTTGCCAAGAAGGATGTACTTAGAGCAGACCATAAGTATGAGAACGCCACGATGAAACTATTTGTGCCTTCTACGGATGATGCTGGAAAGAGCCTGATTGAGAATGTGGCCACCTCAGAAGATAATGCTGTGTCATACAGCCCTGAAGAAGTTGAGCGTGCACTCCTAGCAACGAAATTGATACTCACAAAGAATCAAGCGGAGTTCATTGAAGACGTGTTAACACACGGAGCTAAGTCTGTTAAGGAATCTCATGAGTGGACAAACGCTGTATTCAATCAACGTATGAAGCGCCTTGAGAAGACGTTAGGAGATAAGCAAGATAAGCTGTCAGGAGTATTGAAGTCAGACCGTGAGTTGGTTGCTGAAGAGAATCTTATGAAGGCCAAGAACTTCCTTGAGATGATTGACCAAGGAGTACCAAGTGTATGGATTCAAAAGTGGTTGACGGAAGCATTAGATAACCCATACTTCGATAAGTGCTTTGACGCCACGAAGTACCCAGGGAAGATGGTACGGAATTGGGATAACACACCAAGTGCTCGACAAGATGGGTACAAGTTTATGACAGCTTTGGAAGAATTGGTTGAAGGATAATAGGAGAGACGATATGAATAAGACAGTAAAGAATTTGATTGATAAGGTAAAAGAAGCAACTCAGGAAATTGACCAGATTGGTAGAGACATTGACCTTGCAATACTGATAATAGATGAACAACATAAGAGGCGCACGAGGAGAGATGATAGATGATTAAGGTAAACACCAGAGAACAAAAGAGCCACCCTGATTGGAGAGCCATTCAGACACAACCGATAGGGCTTACACTGAGAGAACTCCACGAGATAAGCAAAACAAGTAAATAACCACACACATTACACCTGGCAATTACCGCTGGGTGTTTTTGTTTACATAGGAAAGGACGATAGGACACATATGAGAGTACACAGATGCGCAGAACCAGGATGTCGGGAACTGATAAAGCCAGGATTCGATTACTGCGAGAAACATTACACGCAAAGAGTCACCAAGTATCAGGAACAGAAGAGAATCAATGAGGCCATATGGAATCAGAGTAAACGTGGACAGGCATTAAACAGAGAACAGACAAGGAGATACGATAGCACCAGACGCCAAGAGATTCACGATGGGTTCTATAACAGCAAGAGATGGCTTAAGATAAGCGCCTATG